TCATATACCTTGTTACTAAAGCCCTCGTTTTCTTTGATTTTTTCTATTAGCGTCATTTTGTGCCCGCCTCACTCTTCTTTTGACTCCAAATTATCGTCTTGATCAGAGGGTTTGCCCTGATCTTGCGACTGCGTATTTGAGCCGCTTTCTTCAAAAGCTTCTATCATCAAGGCGTCCAAATATTTTTTAGCTTCGTTTTGATTAAGGGCGATTATCTCGCCCTCTTTAACGAAATTTCCCTTTACGCATATATTGCCTTTTGCTATATACTTCATGCTCGCTCCTTTATGCTTTACTCATAAGGCTAGCCCATTTTTTAACGACCACTTCGTAATCGGTGAATACGTCGAATACGTATTTTAAGGCTCTCTCTTCAGCGTCGTACCAGCGGTTGCGGCGAATATCTAAAACTACTCCCAAAACCAAGTTTTTAAGCGGGGTGGCTAGATAAGTGCCTTTTGGCATAAGAGGGGTTATCTCAAACGGGATGCCGAGTATTTGGTTGGCTCCTCCCTGAACGAGATGAAGCGGCGAATTTAGCGCGCTTAGCTCTTTGTTGTATTCCTGAACGTCGGAAGGGTTTATCAAAATCCTAGCTTCGCTTACGATGTCCGGGTCTATGGATCCGGCTAGCGCGCTTAGCCTATTTGACACTTTTTCCGTTGCCGTATAGGTTAATTTGACCGCGTCGCTAGAGTCCTTAACTACTTGTAGCCAGCCTTTATGTAGCGTTTTGAAAGTTCCGTCGTAAGTATCGCTCTCTCCGGTAAATCCAAGAAGCGCCAAATCGTTACCGAAAGCCTTGGCAAATGCGTCAAACGTTTCTTTTTCGAAATTAGGATTTGACTTATTGTCTTCTAGCGCGTCTTGCAAGATGCGAGCGAATAACTGAACGCTTTTGGCGTCTAGCTTCGCGCCTACTTTGCTTAAAGCCGCCCTTTGCGAGTCGTTTGGTTTTTCGCCGCTAGCTACGCGTACCAAAATGCCTTTTGCTACGTCCCACGCGTCAAGCTCTTTGGTAAGTCGCCCCATTTTTTCGGTGTGGATCTTTTGTAAAAAGCCGTTGTTTTGTTTAATAACGTCTACGAAGTTGTGCGCTTGCTCCGGAGTCAAAGACCCGGATAGCGTTACGTTAGTCGACGTCATGCTTCCTTTTAATACTTCGTTTAAACCGTTCATTATAATATTCCTCCGCTTGCTGATTTTTCTGATTTATTTACTGCGATCTCTTGTTTTGATTTGCTTAACTCGGTCATTATCTCTTCAAATTTAGCGCCGAGCTCGCCGATAGATTTTTCAAGGGCTTCAAGCCTTGAGTCGTTTGCGCTAATGCCGGCTTTTATAAGCTCGGCGACTCTATTTTCGTCCATTGTTTCTCCTTTGTTTTTTGAACTTTCTTTTTTAAAATTTTCGCTTGAGCCGAAAAACTCTTTTAGCGCCGCTATCACGCCGCCTTTAGTGACGTCTTCTTTTTCGCTCCCCTTTATCACTCCGCTGCCATACATCGATAATCCCGTTATCGTTCCGTTTTTCACCATGTCTCGCAGCTCCTCGTCCTCTATCTTTATGCCTACCGCCCACGCTCCTTCTTCGCCGAAAAACTCGTCCTTGCTCTTTACTATCCAACTTTCGCATATATAGGCGTCCGCGATATTAAAATTATGATTTACGTCTATGCAGTAGCGAAGATCGGATCTTTTCATAAAGTTATAGGCAGCCCTTTTGATTTCGTCGGCGCTTGCGAATTCTCCTTGCGTATCCACTTCGTCCGGGGCGTAAACTATCCCGTAAACGACCCCTTGCTCCGCATCGTTCTTTTTAAAGTCGACTCTTAACAGCTCGTTAAAATTCTCATTTTTGTAGATGATCTTTTTATTGTTTGCTCCCGCCGACACCAGCGAAATTAACTTGATTTGCATATTGGTTATCTCTCTAGCCATTGCTCGCTCCTTAATTTTTTGCCATTTTCGCAAAAAATAAGATTTTAAAAAACCCAGATAAGACATATACGTCTTATCTTGCTAGAAAGCGAAAAATTTTTATCGTAAAATCGGATTAAAAATTTTTAGGATAAATATGGATAGAATTTTTAAAGCGGCGCAAGGTAGCGCGCAGTTTACCGAAGAGAGTAAGGACTCGCAAGGCTTAATAGAGCCGTTTTTTAGCTTTGATAGACTACTCGGTCTTTTTTACGCCAATACGTATCACAGGCGAGCCGTGCAATTAAAAGCGTCGCTATTATCCAATATAGAAGACGGCTCGAAGCTTGAGGGCGGCACCATGACGCCCAAGGATTTTTTATACGCGTTTATACTAAATCTTGAAATTTTTGGAAACGCGTTTGTGGAGATTGCGGGCAAAAACCTTTATATACTTCCCTCTATCGAAGCTAGAGTAAACGAAAATAAAGAAATTTTTCAAGTAAAAAACAATAAATCAATAGCGCTTAACGCAAAACACTTATATTATTATTCTCCAAACTCTAGGTTTTACGGAGAGCCCGATTATTTGGCGGCTATGCTCTCTATTCTCACCAATCAAAAAGCCGACAGCTTTAATAACGCCTTTTTTGAAAACCCCGCCCGCGCCGATACGGCCATAATCTTTGAAAATTCGGAGCCTGACGAGATGCAGCTTAACGCTTTTAAAGAATTTTTCGGCTCGAATTTTAAAGGAACGGGCAATGCGCACAAAACTTTGGTTTTAACCGCAAACGGCGAGAACGCGAAAGTGCGCATCGAGGATCTAAGCAAGGTAAGCGATATTAGTTTTGAAAAGCTTAAAAACCTAAATAGGGACGAGATCATAGCCGCGCACGGAGTACCGCCTAGAATGGTCGGAGTAATGACCGCCGGACAGCTTGGAGGCAGCGGAGAGGTAACCGGACAGCTGCACAGCTTTAACGAGCTTACGATCATCCCAAAACAAGAGCAAATAGAGTGGTTTTTCGATAGTATAGGCTATCCTATCAAGCTTAAGCCTATCGACGTAAGCAACTTTAAAGACGACGGAGAGCTGGTAGCCGGACTGGTAAGCAGCGGCATAATTAGCCTAAACGAAGCGCGCGGAATTTTGGGTTATAACAAATAAAGCGTTTTGAGCCGTTTTAATACTAAAACAATGCAAACGTATCTTTAAAATACGTTCGTTGAAATTGAAGCCGTTTTGAAGCGTTTTGAAGCAGGTTTTTAAAAAGGAATAAGATGCAAAATATCATAGATGAAATTAGACGCTATAACAAACTAAAAATGATAGCCGACGACGAGATAATACCGTATATCGAAATGGCGGATTTTGAGATACTTAAATATAGCGTCGATAATGCAAATTTAGTAAAGGCGAGAACTTTTTATACGTTAGCGCTTTTAGGACAGAAGCTTTGGCTTAAGATCCAGCAGCGCGCAAACGAATACGACGAGAGCTTAGATACTTTTAAAGACGTTAAGCAGTGGGAGGAGTATTGGATGGATAAATTTTACAAACTTACGACGAAGAAAAATACGAGCGGATATTTTTACGCCACCGTCTAAGGAGAGAGTATGGAAGTAGAGAATATTAAGACCGAAAAAGAACTAATCGCGTTTTGCGAAAAATTAATTTTAAAGCACGAGGACGATTTTAAAATTTTCGTTTCCGAAAGAAGCGCGCTTAATCATGCGCAGTACCGAGCCGTTTTAACCGTCGTAGTGCCTATTAACTCGGGCGAGGCCGTCTTAAAAGAGCTTATGGGTCTAACTCCTCTTTTAAATTTTAAAAACTCAAGCGTCGATGCTACCGATGAACGAGGCGTTGATATACTAAATTTCGATTTTACGTTTGATTTTATGCGCTCTTGTTTGGAGGATGAATAAATGGCGTATTCTAAGCAGACGAAAGAACTCGTTTTAAATTTAATCTCCTCCGGATACTCGTTGTCTGAAATCAGCAAAGAATACAAGATCGACGTATCTACTCTGTCGCGTTGGAAAGGCAAAGAGGATAAACAAGGCCGCCTAACCGCTCAAAATTTAAAAGCTCAAATCGCCCAGCTTAGCAAAGGCAAAAGCAGCGACAGCAAAGCAAAACAAATAGCAATGCTCTCCGCGTCTTTATCTCGCCTTGAAGGTCAAAAGGCAAAAGAGGCGAAGGTAAAAAATAAGAAAAAGCCTACCGCCGTAATGAACGCAGACTACGAAAGTTTAAAGGCTAAAGCCATGCAAGAGGGCGGACTTTACGGTTATCAAAAAGATTTTATCGACGACGCGTCCCAGTTTCGTATCGTGCTAAAATCCCGCCAAATCGGCTTTTCTTACGCTTCAAGCCTTGATGCGCTGCTTGGAGCCGTCGCGGGTCGTAATCAGCTGTTTTTGAGCGCGAGCGAAGAGCAAGCTAGGATTTTAATGAACTACCTAGACGGATGGGCCGAGAAATTCGGCATTCTTTTTGCTAAAAATAGCGAATACAAAAAGAGCCTAGATAGCGGCGCTACGATTAGGGTTATGGCTCATAACTTCCGTACGGTGCAAGGTTTTACGGGCGATATTTGGATGGATGAGTTTGCGTGGTATCCGAATCAAAAGCGAATCTGGCATGCTTTCGTGCCCTCAATCGGCGCGGTAGCGGGTCGCCTCACTATCCTATCTACGCCGTTTGAAGAGAATTCGCTATTTCACGAGCTATTCGACAACGAAACGAAATACTACATGTTTTCGAGGCATAGAGTAGATATTTATAGGGCCATAGAGGACGGACTAAATTTCGATCTTGAAACTATGCGAGATCTTTTTGACGCCGATACGTGGGCTAGCGCGTACGAGTGCCAATTCATAGACGACGAAAATGCGCTTTTAAGCGTGGAACTTATAAAAAGCTGCATAAAAGACTACGTGCCCGCACTCCCCGCCAAAAGCGTCCCGCAATACGCGGGATTTGACGTCGGCAGGACGAAAGATAGATCCGCTCATATAGCCGTATATGACGAAGGCGGCGTAAAGAAGCTAAGCGTGCTAGACGTTATCGCCAAAGCAAGCTTTGAAGCGCAAGAAAATTTACTCATAGACTTTTTGCGCCTAAACCCTTTGGCTATGCAAAAGATAGATAAAACCGGTATCGGCATGAGCGTAGCCGAAAAGGTAAAAAGACGCTTTCCTTCAAGGGTGCAAGGGGTTTATTTTACGCAAAGCAGCAAAGAGGCTATGGCTTTAAATTTAAAAAAGCACTTTGAGGATAAAAGCATAATAATCCCAAACGACCCGGCATTAATAGCCGATCTTCACGCTATAAAGCGAAAAGCGGGTGCTAAAAGCTTTACCTACGACAGCGACCGCAACGAACACGGTCACGCAGACCGCTTTTGGGCGCTAGCTCTCGCGCTTAGCTACTTTGAAAAGGTGAGGGATAAGAGGGGTAAGGCATATATAATACCCGGCAGATAAGGGGCTTTACGCCCCTATTTGATTAAGTTTTTCTATCTTGTCGTATAGCTGAAAGTGAAGTTCTCCGAAAGCTTCTTTTAACTGCTCTAAATCAAGCTCGTCCGCGCCTAAATGCCAACCTTGCAAGATAGAGGCTAAAAACATCATATAGCTTTTTACGTCGTTTATATTATCTAGCTCTCTTACGGTTATAGTTTTCATAATGCGCTCCTTATGGCATTTTTTACAGCAGTATCGCTTCGCTCTACCTTGCGACAAATCTCAGCCTGCGATAAGCCGCTTTTATAAAGCTTAATAATCTCATCTCGCTCGTCCTTACTTAAACGACTTGATTTTTTAACTATATC